CCCGAACATGGGTTTCACGCGCTGGACCAAAACTGCGGATGATGCCGCCCCATTCAAAGTGGTTACATCGTCCGCCGCGATAACTGCTGTACCGCCTTGTGCTGTGTTATCAGCCATTGTTAGTGGCCCGAGTTGCCGGAAGTGATGGTGAATCCGGTAATCGCTACCGGCTGGCCTGTTGTTGGCACGCCGATTGTCATATCAGCAGCCGCTGTGCCCGCGCTTCCATCCAGTACAGCCACGGCGGCGGATGTTTTGATGCGCCACCATGTTGGCTGCACTGAAGCGGATGCGTTAACGTTAGCAGGCAAAGTGGGGCTTAAAACGGATGGTAGCGCAGCCGAAGCAGCGGCGGCAAACGGTGAACCCATCGTAAATGGCCCGGCGACCAAGGTGCCGTCGGCTCCTGCGGGTCCAACGGGCTGCACGCCCGAATAAATATACAGCAGCCCGGCATTGCCAACTGTGGTGGTGGTGGCATTCAGCTGCGCTTGTTCAGCGGCTTGGCTGTAGTTGAGTTTGGATGCGCAGGCGATCAGTCCCATGCGCAACATGAGCTGCTCAAAGCCGATGCCGATCAGGGCGATCAGAATATTAAAGCGCAGTTTCCAGCTTCTTTTCAAATTTGGCTTATGCATTTAAGGCGTCTCCCGTTGTAGTAATGGCGATTTCTGCAATTAGTGGCGCGCCGGTAGCATCGGTGACGACTTCGTGCAGTGGCAGACCATCGGTGATGTGTGCGGTGTGCAGCTGGGTAGCCGGGCGCACCTGAAAGCCTGTGGCGGCGGGATTGTCAGACCAGTCTGCTTCCAGCTCTGTTTCTGCCTCTAAACTCAAAACCAGTGTTGACTGGAAAATAGCCAGCACGGGATGTTTGCGATATTTCCATTTCGGGTAGCTCATTATTTTTCCTTAATTCGTAGAATGAAAATTCAGAGCTGACAGATTAAGCGCATGGGTAGAACATTTTCAGTAGCCGATGTTACTTTTTCTTTAGGATTCTATAAATTTGTTGGCGTGTTAGCCCGAATTTGTCGCTTAAAAAGTCGATATTGGTGCCGGTCCAGCATTGTTTGATCAGCTCATTGCGTTCTTTGCGTTCTTCAAGACAGGTGGTTTTGGATACAAAAATGGATTCACCCCCCGCTTCTTTGCGTAAGTGGCGCTCAAATTCCATCGTTGCCATTTTTAAAAACGTTTCTGACTGGAAAAAAGTAATCAATGTTTTGCTGATAGACCTCATTGGAAACGATCCTTTTTGATTACCCTGGGGCGGAAGCGGTTGGGCTGTTCGGCTGGCTTGGCAACCATATCGAGCACAGCCTCTATATGGTCGGTTTTTTGTTGTACTTCGTCCGGCTCTAGCATTTTTGCGCGACGATCCCAGTCTGCAGCTTTCCATTTGTGCAGGTAGATTTCAGGGTGGTGGCTGGCAGCAAGTGAGAGCACCCAGGTGTCGAGTACTTCGTTGCGCTTGCCTTTTTTTATTTCCCAGCGATTCTTGCGCGGATTGAATGTCTCGCTGACTAATTGATCGTAATAAGCGGATTCGAGCTGGCTGGAAAAATGCACTTTACGTTCTGCCGGTGGCTTGTCTGCATCATCATTCAGACGATTGTAGAGCTGATGCTTGGCAGTATCTGTTCCAATAAGGTACAGCTTCACGCCGCGCTTAACCGTTGCCCCGCGCCAGTTCACATCTTGATCAGTTGGTTTGCCCAGGATAACTCGTCCAGGAGTGGATGCACCTTTGCAGGCCATTGGCCTGCGCACCTTACCTGAGCGCACAAAAGCATAAACATCGTGCGTATGGTGGCCGCCGGTATCGATCGCGCAAGCTTCGGATACCAGCTCGCGGCCCTGAATATTGGTATAGCGAATTGCATTGATGTAATCTGCAAGCGCTTGCCAGAGTGATTGATCTGTTGGGTTGCCGGGTAGTACGTGATAGTCCAGCGTCCAGGTGCGGTTGCCTTTGCCGTGCCCGGTAACTTGTAGCTCAAGGCGGTTATCTTGCGTATCTACACCGACGGTGATAAACAGGCACCCTTGTGGCACCGTGCGCAGCTGATACGGTTCTGCTCGCGCTTCTAGCGCATTAGCTTTGATATCACGCGATCGATCAGCCCATGTCTCACCCAGTCGCGTATTCATGAAGCGCATGAGCTTGGCGCTATCCTCTTGTGCAGCAATCCATTCAGCGGCCAGCTCGCGCCAATTCAGCCCGAGCCCAATGGGTGAATAGATCGCGCTGATGTGATAGCTTGGATAAGGTGCTTCAGGCGCTTCCGCGATCCAGCGACCGCGCGAAAGCATGTCTTGCTTATGATGTTCCTGAATTTCAGCTCCGCACTCTTTGCAAACATACCAGGCATCCAAAATACGCTTTGGATTATCAGGATGCTTGCTCCATTTCACATTGCTCCAAGTCAGATTTTGAAACTCGCCGCAATGAGGGCATGGAACATGGAACCTGCGCTTGTCGCCAGCATCAAATAACTCTTCGATGCGGCTGGCATCTTTCATGGTGGGCGAGGATGGAATGAACATCTTTCGATCATGAAAAGTCGTCAATCTAACTTCAAGCAATCCAAGCGGATCGCCCTGATCGGTACTCCAATCGTATTCGTCAGCCTCATCTGCGATTGCATAGCGCAGGCTGGTGGATTTTAATTCTGCCGTGCTGCCTGCAGTCTTGGCGTAGAGAATGCCGCCGGTGAATTTCTTGCGCTGCGCATTATTGTCGCTGGAATTGTTGTTGCGCTTGTATAAAACTGCATTCACGGCTGGCGTATCGTTCGCCATCGGCTCGAATTTTTGTGACATCCAGTCGTTCAGTGATTTTTCTGTTGGCATAACTACAGCAACAGGCCCCTTGGCGTGCGCCATGATATACCCTAACCAATTACTGCCAACTTCGGTACCGCCGACTTGTGAGGATTTCATGAAAGCCACAATCCGCGCCGGTGAATGCTCAGAAAGCTGATCCATGATCTCGCGCAGGTATGGTGTGCGTGAAGTTTTCCATGAGCCCGGCTCAGAGCTGCCGACGCTGGAAAGCACGCGGTTTGCATCAGCCCATTCGGATACTGTTAGTCTTGATTTAGGTTTCCATCCACGCTCAAATGCACGTAGTGAAAGTAGTTTTCCGCCAATGGCAGCCATTACACTTCAACCTTTGTTAGTTCGGTCCGTCTATTTATGGCTTCCTTGTGCATGTCACTCATAATTGAAACGATTTCCTGTTTTAATATGGCCATTCTTTGTTCAAAATCCTTCCCTTCCAATTGCGAATTCACTCGGTGTGGCAAGTTTTCTAGGCCTTGCCGTGCAAAGGCAACCACTTCATCCATTGCCTCATATACATCATCGCGGTCAATTAGCTTTCCAATTGCGCGCTCGTAGTCAGACTTTGCAGTAAGCGCTGCGTATTTTTCTTTGACGGCTCGGGCGGTTTGGTAACTATTTCCAATGGCATCTGAACCCTGCTGCTTTGGTTGATCGCTTCCCCTTGATTCGGCATGCCGTTGCACGATATGCTCTTTGCCAGGATCATTTGTCTCGGCAATGCGTTTCTTGCTTGCTTCAGCATCAACCTTGCCGTCCGAAGTCAGCACAAGTCTCCCTGCTTTTTTTAAGTTCGTAACATGGCTTCTATGGTTTCCAATAATGCGCGCGAATTCTGCTTGCGAAACACCGGTCATGATTGATATCTCGCTTTAAACTCACTGCAAATTTTTGTCATTCTGAATTCATGCTCAAGCCAAATAAGCTTCAGATTTTTTGTGCAGCCGTACTCGACGTGATGAGAACCACCCCGATATACCAATACGGAGATCGTTTTTCCAGTGGAAAATGAGCAATCGATGCAGGTCATTATTCGCTCAGTCTGCCGGTGTAAATGGTTTGCCTGTTACGGCATGTATTGCTCGCTGGCCCGTGTATTCCTGCCAGCGCCGGATGATTACGTCGACATAGCCAGGGTGAAGTTCTGAAAGTCTCGCCTTCATGCCGAGCCGTTCGGCTGCCATCAGTGTGCTGCCACTTCCGCCGAATGCATCCAGAACGATATCTCCGCTGCGAGCGCTGTTGCGCAACTGGCGCTCGATCAATGCGACCGGCTTCATGGTGGGATGCACATCGTTGCGCTTTGGTTTGTCTTCGACGATCACCGATGTCAGCAATTCCTCGATCTCGGCTTTGCCATCCACAACGAACACGCCTGCCCCCATGTGTAACTCCCAGCGACCATCGGCTCGTTTGACAAATGGAGAGCCGTCGCCAAGCGTTTCTACGGTGGTTTTCTTGCGTCCGCCAAACCATCTGTGCCCCCCCCCCCATCTTCCAGCCATATAAGATGGGCTCGTGTATCCATTGATAATCTGAACGGCCTAGAACAAGTGCATTCTTACGCCAAATAACCACGCCGGATAATTTGAATCCGTTGTTTAACATTTCACGAGTGAAGTTTGATCGCTCGGTTTCGGCATGGGCAACGTAGATGGATGCGCCTGGTTTCATCACTGCGAAAGCGGTGCGGTAGAAGTCGCCTAGGAATTTTGAAAAACTCGCGTCATCCATATCGTCATTCAAAATGCGGTCAGTGTTGCGCTGGGTTCTGCTGTTGTCACCCTTATTTAGATATTCTGCTTTGTCACCATAGGCGACGTTATAAGGTGGATCAGTCCAGCATACATCTGCCATTTCACCATTCATGAGCGCAGACATGGCTGTCATGGTGGTGCAATCGCCACAGATCAAGCGATGCTGGCCAAGCAACCAGATATCACCCAGCACGCTGGTAGGATTTACCACTGGGGGTGGGCATTCTTCCGGATCCTTTCCGGGTAATTCTTCTGTATATCCGAGCAGCGAATCAAGCTCTTCGTTATTAAATCCCAGCAGGTCGAGGGCAAATCCAGACGATTGCAAATCTTTCAGTTCTGCAGTTAGAACTTCGTTATCCCATCCAGCATTCAGAGCGAGCTGGTTATCCGCGATCACATATGCCTTTTTTTGATCCTCAGTTAACCAGCCTACACGCAAGCATGGCACTTTCAGCATACCGATGAGCGTAGCCCCCATTACGCGGCCATGACCGGCCACAATGCCTCCGTCAGCATCAATCAAAACAGGATTGGTAAAACCGAACTCTTTGATCGAGGCGGCGATCTGTGCAATTTGTTCTTTGGAATGAGTGCGGCTGTTGCGGGCATAAGGCACCAGCGAAGCACATTCAATCATTTCTATTTTTTCTTGAACTTTCATTTAAACTCCTTGGAAAGAAAAGCTACGGCAAAAGCTACGGCATAAAACGTTAAAGCTACGCATTGAACCCAATAAGCTACTAAGGATACGGAAGCTACGGCATAAATTATGGATGTGCGCGCGCGCATGTGCGCATGTGCGCATGTGCGCATATACACGTGAGAAAAATGGCGTAGCTGCGTAGCTTTTCAATGCCAGCAAGGGCTCAAGGCGTAGCTTTTGCCGTAGCCTATAGCGTAGCTGGCGTAGCTTCATAGCATGAATCCTCCTGCAATGGCGAATTTGAAAAAACATTCGGTCAACCAAACGGCCTGTGTCTTGCTTTCTTTTGATACTACATTGGTGGATGATGAAAGAAGTTTGTCCGGGGGAACGATCATTTTCCGATTAACGATTGTGGTTGAACTAAGATTCTCAAAACCTTTAATCGGCTGCCCTGCTTTCCAGCCCGTCATGTTTTTAATCGTGCCAATAAACTGTGCCTGCGAACGCGGTGAACGCTCGCCAGTGGCATCGCACCATTTTCGATAAAGGGTAAACAGGTGCGAACCAAGACAAGGGCAGAATGGCGCATCCTTGACTTCACCATGACGCCATTCCTGCACGAAGCGCTGCACCGAATCGAGACTGACTTCGATTAAATCTTGCTTGGCTCTGGTCATAGGCGGCTTGGTGTGCCCGTCAAAGTCACCCAGGTCAAGATTCAAAAAATGATAGTGCAACGCCTCGATGCCGCCTGCATTAATTTCATCACGAACCTGCTGATAGAAATCTTGAGATAATTTGTCCGGTGTATGAATTACGGCATAGCGCCGGTCATCTTTTTCAAGCACCAATGGTTGCGATTCGTTGGAAAGAAAAACCAGATTGACGTGGTTGCGCTCATCATGAGCCGCCACATTCTTGGGATTAATGCGAATCCATTCGCCAGTTACAAACCCTTTGAGTTTGTTTTTGACATGGAACAATTCCTGACGTGCTACAACTTCATCGGCAATCATGAATAATTTGCGGCTCGCCCAATCGTTAAACTTATCTTCGACAGCCGATTGATCAACGATG